ATTTTCTCCAGTTAAAGCTAGGAGAACAGTTGTACGCTAGCATTGCGTCGGGATTTGACCCTCGTACTGAATCAGCGAAACGCCGGGCGTCTTTAAGACACGGGGTGCTTGTTTCGCACCACACGAGGTCTGCGTATTCTGCATAGGCGGCACCTCGCTCACATCCCATTTCAAGACCTCCTTCGATTTGCCAGAATCCGTCTGCTGTTCTGTTTTGGATGCTTGCTCCTGCCTGAGAGCTTCTACGTATCCACTTCTTGTCTGCAGCGCAATGATCGGAGCTGAGAAGACGTGCACTCTCTGCGTCTGTTCTCGCAACGACGAGTGTTTCCGTTCCACAAACGTCAGCAGCGAGACGAGCAGCGTTAAGATTACGAATGGCATCACTAAGAGGAATAAGAACTTTCCCTCCGAGATGTCCACACTTTTTGGCGGAGGCGAGTTGGTCTTCAAAGTGGACTCCTGCCGCTCCTGCTTCGATGAGATTTCGTGCCAGCTCATAGCTATTTAGTACTCCTCCAAAGCCTGCTTCCGCATCAGCAATGATCGGTGCGAATGCAAAACCGTTCCCTGTCTCTGCATACTCAATCTGATCTTGCCTGCGAAATGCGTTATTGATGTTACGCACCACAGTTGGAACAGAATCCACTGGATATAGAGACTGATCTGGGTATACTTCATTAGACGAGTTGGCTGCAGCAGCAACCTGCCAGCCTGAACAATAAATGGCTTTGAGACCTGCTTTGACGTGTTGTACTGCTTGTTGCCCATTATATGCTCCAAAAGTATGGATATAAGGATTCGTAGCGAGAAGCATACGCATCTTTTTAGCCATGTCCTGAGCAATAGTGTGCTCAATGTGTTGTGTGCCCCGGAGCTTGTCTACTACTTCGGGGCCATAATCTCTTTTCTTTTTCATAAACCTAGTTCCGTTTTTGCGGTTATATAAGATTTAACAAAATTACTACGAACAATGTCATTTATCTCAAAATCTACGAGATCAAAACTGTCCATTGCTTTTAGTATCCGAATAAAATCCTTCAGCCCATTAGTTCGTAGATCAGACTGTCGGAAGTCCCCACAGAAGATTACTCTGCACCCGTGGCCTACTCGTGTAATGATGCTGTCAAGCTCATGAAAACTCATGTTCTGACACTCATCAATGAGTATTGTAGCATTTCTCAATGTTACGCCGCGTATAAAGGATGTAGTCATAAAATGTACTAGACCCTTGGTTTTAAGTATCTCATAAGCATCACCGCGTTGAAATAACTCAATACAAATATCTTTGTATGGCTCTTCGTAGACGTGTGCTTTTTCTTTCTCATTCCCCGGCAGAAAACCGATATCTCGTGTAGAGACGGCACTGCGAATAATTACTAATTTTTGGTACTCTTGCTTTATCATATCGTCAAATGCTAGATAACACGATATGAAGGTTTTACCTGTTCCTGCTACTCCGTGTAGAACCAGGTTTTTCTCGCTCTCAAATGCTTTGAGCTGGTTATGTGTTAAGGGTTCGATTTGTTGCAGATCGAGGTTAGCGCCTGCGAGGGTTTTACTGCGTTTTCCCATAATTCCTTATACTTTTCTGCGAGTGTCCTTCAAAGGTGTTTCAGAGTACTCGTATAATGTCCACGGATGCACGCCATAATACAAAATGCCGGCATACCGTATTTCGTCGGCAGGAGGTCGAGGAACCTTAAAAGGAAATCGAACTCCATCCAAGTAGAGAAGACTGAACTCGTCTTTTTTACTTATTTTTTTGATACGATGATATTTTAATTTACACCATTGAGTTTTTTCATAGGTAAACGGAATACCGTTTGTATCAATAAAACACTTATCAGCGTTTTTTATTAATCCACTAAAATTATCATACTGCTTTTTTAATTCGAGTAAATTACGATGCGGTGTTTGTAGTCTGCGAAGACCGAGTGTGTCCCCGCTCTGATTCTTGTCATCTACGATTTCGCCGTCGAGAAAGAGTAGCCCATCTGCTTTACTCCAGTTCTCCGACGGCATTTCATATATTGGAAATCGTATTTTATTTAGTTTACTATATGTCAGTGCCATACATTTTAGTGAACTTGCCCATGGAGTAGTCTTCATCAATTTCAAAGTCACATCCAACGGGAGCACCCGGTATAGTAAGTCCTCTGTCCATTTGGACAAAGTGTAGTAGCTTTTCGCAATAATGGTCAATCTCCTCTTCAGGAACCTCTGCGAGAATCGAGTCATGCACAAGTGCAAAGATTCGAGACTTCATTTTGTTTGCTTTAATATACTCGCCCATGTCTATTGCGCCAAGTAAATTAATATCGCTAGCAGCGGACTGAACCAAAAAATTAAGACCAGAACGAATGCTATGTGAGCGGATCGCCGCATCGGAACTTGCAACGTTCGGGAGCCGCCGCTTCCGACCAAAGTAAGAATAAACGAACCCATTATGTTCAATAAATTTTTGATTATCATCAATCCACGCCTTTAGTTTGTGAAACGCCTTAAAGTAGTCTGAGATAACTTCTTGCGCTTCTTGCTTGGAAAAATATTTTCCACTATCTTTTGTTACTTGCTCGCTGATCTTTGCAGGGCCAGCACCATACATGATACCAAAGGTAACTGCTTTTGCGGCCTGACGACGATCTGGGTACAGCTCTGCTACTTCTTCTACTTCACAAGGAAGTCGAAACACTTTATGAGCAATCGTACTGTGGAAGTTTCCCCCAGATTTAAATACATCCATCAAAGCATCGTCTTTTGCAAGAACTGCTGCAACATATACTTCTGCTGTAGTCAAATCCATTGCAACAATCTTATGGCCTGGAGCTGCTTTGATACATCCTTTTACAGTGGGATTGTCCCGAGGCAGTTGCTGCATATTAAGCTTACCACTAGAAGAGAGCCTGCCGCTAGTAGTACTGTGCAAGTTAAAGCCAGTACGTAGACGAGAATCCCGATCAAGCTGTGGTATGATTTTATCAAGGTAAGTATTTTTGATTTTGGATTTCTGTCGTATATCCAAGATCCGTTGCGGTACATCGCTCTGAAGCGAGAGCTCTTTGAGCACTTCTGCATCAGTAGAATCTGCGCCCGTCCCAGTTTTCTTCCCAGTTGGAGTAAGCCCCAAATAATCGAACAAGAGACTGCGAAGCTGAACAGTAGAATTAGGATTAAAAGACTTTCCATTTATCTCTTCAAACCTCCGTATTTTTTCGTTTTTGTACAACGCAGAAATTGCTTCATCAATATCAGTCTGCATCGCATCTTGAGCTACTAATAATCTTTTACGATCAAAAGGAACTCCGTTATCTTGTGTATCAATTAGAAATCGTGTACCGGGTATGAGAATATTCTCATATACTGAGAGAAGTTTTGGGTTTTGTTTAATTTTAATAAACTTTTCGTACAGCAAAAATGTTCCCAAAGCATCTATAGCCGCATAAGTTTTCATTATATCAAAGGGAATATCTCCCCAGTTGAACTGGTCTTTGAGTATGCCATGTTCCTTACGATAGTTATCAATCCACTCATACATGGGCTTCTCGTAGTCGCCAAATACCGTAAATCGAAGAGCAAGTTGCTTGAGGCCATGCCCTCCAGGATTCTCGTCTATGAGGTAATGGAGCAACATGGTGTCTTCGAACCTTGGAAACTTAAATCCAAAGTGATACTCAAAGAACGCCATATCGAACTTTGCGTTATGAAATACTACAATCTTTTTTGTAAAAAGCTCTTGAAGTAGCTTCTCAGTAGTCTCATCGAAACAGTCAGTGTCGATATAAGCACCGCACTCACCATTATAGGAAAGACTAATGCCAAGCATATAACCGTCACGAGGATAGAGCCCAGTCGTCTCAGAATCGAGTGCAACATAGCCACGTTCGTCTCTGATGGCGGCCTGAATAAATTCATTTGCTGTCTCCGTATCTTGTATACCAAAAGCAATGCTGTCATCAATTACTACATCTTCAATCTCGCCAGCAATGTACTGATGTATACTCTTTACGCTATCCTCCCAAGTTCTTTTAGCTTCAGGCTTAAATGCGAGCATAGCAGGGTTAATAACAGGCAAAAATTTGCCGTCTACTTTCTTCCCAGAGAACTCTGTCACAGAGTTTTGTTTGGTATAGTATTTCATCGCGTCAGAACCTACGAGAACTACCCAGTCATAGTCGTCTGGGTTCATATCAATATCGCAGTCTCGCTTCAATACTTTTTTTAGTGTTGGATCAGAGCACAACTGAAACTGGTCAAAGTCAAAGTTGAATTCTTTTTTAAAATTAGTTTTACTTGGTTTGGTTTCTACTAGGGCAACCTTAGCCATATAATTTATTCCTCAGTTTATCTACTTGAGTTTGAGCCAGTGCTCCCGCATCTAAGTTTTTGTCACCAAAAGCAATATTGCGAGTTTGAAGTCCTACTGCTTCACACAGCTCCCTTATTTTATCAGACCCTTTCTGGCCTGCATCATCATTATCAAGAAATATATCAATGTTATCAATACCTTGTACGGACAACACTTGAAGTTTTTCTTCTGTTACATTCTTCACGCCAAAGCAACAGACAGCGTTTGTAAGTCCTTTGTCGTGTAGATTTATTACATCAAAAATGCCTTCTACCAAAATAATACTACTTTGTATAGGTTCTACTACCGGAAACAAAGGCATCTTTGCTCCAGGAGGAGAGTTTAAATATTTTGGCATTTGATCTGTCTGTGTGCGAGATTGAAATGCTACTATGCGCCCAGTGCGGTCGCGAATAGGAAAGCATATTCTTCCCACAAAATCTTTTCCATGGTGCAGAAACGCTTCAAAACTACGATAAGTTTCGGGACGAATGTTTCTCCAATTACCTACGTATGGAGTTGCTTTTTCTGGTAGCTGTAGTCCCACGCTTTCTGCTTTCTTCTCTCGTATCTTCTTTTGCAGCATTTGTTTACGAAGCTGCATTTTGTTTGCTTTTTCACCAAAGTGAGTAAATATATTCCCCTTGTACTCACAAGAGAAGCAATTAAATATTCCAGTAATTTGATCTACCCGCATACTTGGGTTGCGGTCAGGATGTTCAGGATTAAAACAACTGACTACAAAGTCTTTGCCTTTAGGTATGTATGGAATGTTTTTAGACTGTAATAAATCTTCTACGTTCAATAGTTTTCGTCCACTCCGAAGCCTGCTGAGGCTAGCGCATCTCCATCCCAGTCATCAAAGTAATTATCTCCATCATCATAATCATCAAAGTAGTCCGGCACTTCACCTTCCCCATGCAATACCTCTTCTACTACATTCTGCGCATATTGATAGTAGTCTGCGTGTTCGTCATCAAAGAGGTGGAAGTATTTTGATAGACGAGCAAGAGTTACGTCCGCGGCTTGATAGTCGCCTACGTCCATGTCTCGCTCAAGTATGTCAAAAAGTTGTCTAATCTTTGGTTCTAATCGTGAGTTCATCTTCTCATTCTCGCAATATCTTTCATGTATTCTTCGTCGATGACCGGAACGGCATTACTTTTATGGAGTGTTCCGATGCCCTTGACCAGTCGTCCGGTGTACTGCATCGAGTCCACCCGAGGGGCAACTCCAACTGTGTCGGGGGCACTTCTGTACTCGGGTAGTTCTCGTCGATAAGGTTCTGGAGTGTTTGATCGAACTCCGATTGTAGCTTGTCTAGTGCGGCGAGTAGTCTTTTTCTTTCGGCCACACGCTGTGTGATTGATTGATCCATATATCATTCCCATAAATAAAAAATCCCCATGAATTGAAGTAATATTATACAGCAACTCACGGGGAATGTCAAGAACTATTTTATCAAAGGTCGTCGATATCTTCACCAGTTTTATGGGCAGAAGCCTCTTTTTCAGCAGGTGTCTGAGCTGAGTCAGGCCCCATTTTAAGAGATTCCCAATCCATAGTAGAAGTAAACGACTTCATACTGGCAGCTCGCATTTTTACGCAATTAAAGGTGATGCAAGCATCCTCTTGGTCATACGTCTCAAGGGCATAGGCCGCATCAGCCGCATCGAGAATGCCTTTTGCGAAGCGTGCTTCGCCGGTTGCATCGGTTTGGTAAGGAGAAAATACAGTACAGTCATACTCCTGTGCCATGCTCTTTAATGCTTTTGATACTTCAATCTGCTCCGTCCAGTCGTACTGGCCACCTCTTGAAGGCATAACAGAGCGCTTGACTTGGTTAATATAATCAACAATAATTACCGCTGCGTCTATTTTACGAACTTTCTTGTCTAGCTCTGACCGTATCTTAGCCAGAGTAAGACTCGGGTCGTACACTACATCCAACTGCTGAGTCGGGAGAAGCTCATGAGTTGTAGATAGTGTACGATGAAACTCCGAAAAATTACGATGTTCTTTATATTCTTCCAATCTACGCTGACCCTCAGTGTAACGGCTCGCCCACCAAGCTGCAACCTTTTCCCACTCGGTCACACTTAGATTTTGTGTTCTCAAGCGAGAGTAAGAGACGCCAGTAGCGATCGAGCAACACCGTTGCAGTATTGATCGACTATCCATCTCAATAGTGAAATAAATAGCTGAACGGCCAGACTGAAAAACATTATTAGCAATATTTGCACAAGTGAGAGACTTACCACTGCCTCTACGTCCTCCGACAAGAACTAAGTCTCGCGGAGAGAATTTAATCTCATAGTCGTAGTCGGCATTAAGTCCGAGACCAATATACTTATCAATCTCTTCGGGCGGCTCGAATAACTCGATACGCTGCATACTCTCCTGTGGAACTTCCAAATCTACCTTATCTTCAATATCAAGGACAATCTGGTGTAGTTCTTGAACTGACTCTTCCGCAGTGGGAATGAGATCAGATTTATCGACATACTTATCAAGAGCGGTTAATATCTCTTTCTGAGTATATTCGTTTTTGAGATACTCAAGTAGAACACCCGCATCTACATCTACATCATCCTGGGATTCTATAGCATAGATTTTGTCCCGGGTAGGACCGTGGCGAGTGCCTAACTTAAGATCGTCAAATGTGGGGAAACTGTGGTGAGTCTCACAATGTGAGTCAATGGCTTCATATAACAGGTGATACTCGGCAGGAAGATACTCTTTACGCAGATAACTCCACGTTTCAAAGTCTCCCACGAGAACACACTGCTTGATTAAAGCACTAGATAAATTCAACAGTTCCCCCGAACATTAAAAAGTCTGACCACCGCTAGGATAGCCAGACTACCTTACACACTAAGTGCAATTACTGAGCTTTAGCGGCCTTAGCAGCACCATCATAGTCAGAAGCAGTCAAGCCACGGCGAGTCAACATAGTCTTGACACCGCGAGCAGTCTTGCCAATAGCTTCTGCGATAGCTTCAACAGTCATGCCAGACACGTCGAGGTCAGCCAAAGGATCTGCGTTAGACGCACCCTTGGTGTTCTCTTGACGAGGAATAGCTTGAATGTCGCCAGAACGAAGAAGGCTGAGAGCCTTACCACGTACTGAATTTACTGAACGACCCATCGCTTCAGCGATAGCTTCGACGAAAGCACCATCATTTACCATAGAGATAAATGTAGCTTCTTCGTCTGCTGTGTAAGTGCGAACGCTCTCCGGAACAGGTGCAGGTGCAACGTGATCCGTCAACTCCATAGACAAAATCTTGCCTTGGATTGACTTAGGAGAGAATGCTCCGCCTTCGAAGTGCTCAGCGATCTGAGCATAAGTGTACTCGCCTGAGTTATCAGTAACGAATGCACGAAGAGTAGCTTCTTGGTCATCGCTGAAAGAGCGACCAGACGCGGCAGAAGCCAGCTCTACCTCGTAGCCCATCTTACGCAATTTGCTTGAGATAGAACGAGGAGATGTTTCGAGATTATCTGCTGCTTCAGCAACAGTTGCCTGAGATACGGGGCTCTCGGAACCCACAAAGTTTGTAAGCGCCTCAGTACGCTCATCAGTCCACTTAGGAAGTGCCATATTAGTTCTCCAAAAAAGATTTGAGATTAGTTACTATAGTAACGCCAGTTTGTCTGGCTTGTCTAGTTTTAGCAGATTCAGCCCCACCTTCATTGATGAGGAAACCTACCTGTTTTGTGAGACTGGACTTGACTTCGTACCCAGCCGCATTCAAAGCAGTAGTAGCATCAGCTTTGCTTTTGAAACTCTTCAAGCGTCCACTAATGCATACTGTGCCTTTACTCGCAGCGGGAGGAGGTGTAGCAGAAAACGTCCATGTAAATCCTACAGTTCCGTAGAAATGTGGAAAGCTCTCTGCTAGCCAGTACAACAAGTTATTTGTAGCTTTTGGGCCCAATCCGGCACGCTCACAAGTGTCTGCATTTATTTCATGTATAGTTTTGACAGTCTCAGACAGCTTCAGTGTTGCCGTTTTTCCGATTAACGGAATACCAAAAGCAGGTAAAAGAAACTCGAGAGGAGCCGTAAGTGAATTACGAATCTCCTCTACGAGTTTAGATGTCACTTTTTCAGAACCCAACGATGCTAAGATACTCTCGTCTGATGCGAGGTAAATTTCGGACGGGCAAGTCCAACCCAGCTTCCGAATAGAAGCGGGACCAAGACCTTTTATCTTCATAGTTTTTGCAAAGTGTTCTACAGACTTATAAGCCTGCTCACCGCAAAACGAAGACACGCAGTACAGTAAATCGTTCTTCCACACAAGTTCGCTGTCACAAGAAGGACAATGACTTGGGGCAAAGATAGATTGAAACATGAACTACTCCGATTAAGTGAAAGGATATTATACGACAGATCTGACCTAAATGTCAAGAACTATTTTTCTCGATGTCCACTCGTCTCACGATTCGTGGAATGATCTCACCACTGCGTATAACTTCAACAGAACAACCTATTTCTAAGTTGAGAGAGCGAATATACTCGATGTTGTGTAGAGTTGCGCGGCTCACTAGCGCATCTCCCACTTCGATTGGGCGTAAGATAGCAACAGGGCTCACGACCCCTGACTTGCCTACCTGCCACTCAACATCAAGCAATTCTGTAATAACCCCATCTTTCTGCTCCTTGAGAGCGAAAGCCCCTCGGGGGTGATGAGCTGTATATCCCATTTTATAGAAGGCAGAATAGCTATCGACTCTAAACACCTCGCCATCCGTAGGATAGCCAGTTGCATCGAAGTGAGTAATAGTATTAAAACCTTCCTGGGTCAAACGGTCCATTGCTTCGGAAAGACGATCAAAGTCTACAAAGTCACCCTGAATATCGTATGCTACAAAAACAAGGTCTTTGCAACGATTACGAAACTCATTCATGTCTTTGAGATTAAGCGACCCCGCCGCAAAGTTGCGAGCGTTTGTGATCGTATCGGGCGCTACGACCTCACCAGTAATTTGAACTTTGTCCAAAGCACTGATAGTATCGGGCACAAGACTCTCGAGCTTCAACGTAATATCTCTACCGAGATTACCGTCTCCACGGGTCAAAGCCTGAGCAAGATGCCCGTTGATGTACTGCAGTGATACTGCGGCACCATCCAGTTTAGGAGTACGCACATACTTAGCGTTAGGCGTAGCAATTTCATCTAGGCTAAAGACTTTCTGTAGAGAATACATTTTATACAGGTGAGGAATACCGTCTGTAACGGTGTGCCCTACTGTATCATAGTTGTATAATCTTGCTAGTGCATCAAACTCATCGTCCGAGAGTATCGGGTGTCCCGAGTAATACATAGCAGAAGCCTTTTCTAAAAAATGTTGCATATAGTTTCCTCACTGAATAAAGAATATTATACAGAAAACAACAACAAAAGTCAAGAACTATTTTAGGTAGAGGTCCTTTAACAAATCAGAAAAATGTTCTTCTATCACTTCTTTACTTTCTGCTAGCGATAGAATCTCTGTTAAACCTATGAATAAATTACGAGAATTATCAAAATCAAGAGGCATAGATATTCCTTCACTAGAAGGTTTCCATTCCTCATCAAAATCTTGGTAATATTTTCGCAGGTGCAAGTATTCGATCCCTCTAAACTCTTTTATAGAGAGACGCACTTGTATATGCTTATCTTCATCGTAGTGGATGAGTTTTTCGTATATTTCTGGGGCTTGATACAGTTCCATATCTAGTCCTCGTTTTTGAGAACATTAGATAGAGGAACAACACTTGTTACGTTACGAGGCTTTAAAAGTCTAAAGCTGTCAGTATCCCAACAAAAAAGCAAAAGGGTCTCGTCGGACTCTTTTGCTCGATTTTTCTTACCTTGAATATAAGGCGTGCTAAAGTCCAACGTGCAAACATTGTACTTCAACTTATTACTATTTTCACTACGGTAGGTAATTACGGCATCACCATAATCATCTACAAGATGTGCTAGTTCTTCTTTTTTCACAAATACTCCTAGTGAAGCAGGTTAGCAGAATCTTCTACTGTACTGTCTTGCTTAGGAGTGGGAGGACTTACACCTACGGACGCCTCCGAAAAAATATTAGCTGTTTACTGCAGAAATTACTGTGGTAAAGTATTGTGCCGCTTTGCCAGTCAACTTGCTGAGGATCTCTTCGTCAACATCCTGACCTGCATCAGAGATTGCTGCTGTGAGAGCTTCGATAGCTGCTGCTTTAGATACCCGCGTTCCACCAGATGTGGACTTCGTCCCACCAGAAGATGCGGGGGCTTTCTTTACATACACACCAGCTTTTGTAAGTACCATGCGGACCCCGTTGGGGCTTTCTTCGAACTCGTCTGCGATGTCTTTTACGATCTCCATTGAGTTCTCTGGAGTTGGGTTCTGTGACTCGTAGGCTTCGATAACTTCTGCCTTCTTCTCGTCAGTCCATGCCATTTTGCGTTTCCTTTTAGTTTGAGTTAATGAAGCGCCTGGACAATTGCCAGTCGCCTGTAGTTGTGCTTGATAAAATCGGTCGCCCATTGCTTTCCTCATTTCGATAATACATATTATACCGACATAAGCAAAGAAAGTCAAGAAATATTTTTAGATACGTGATAAGTCAACTCCGTACTTTTCGAGGTGGGACAACTTCCCAAGGTCATACGCGAGAGAGTAAGCAGCGTAGCCACCTGTTTCCACGTTAGCCCATTTTTCTGTATCGTCTCTAACCTCTTCCATAACATAAATCGCGTAGCATTTACTTCCATACTTTTTCTCGTAATTTACGTCTATGAATCCTTCTCGCTCAGCTTGGTAATCGACGGAGAGTTCGTGGTCGACTCTTGCGGGCTTTTGGTAGACGGCTGACCAGACGATTTCTCCTGGGGAGAATGACTCCGCAACGCACGAATCAGGGAGACAAAGGACGCCACCTTCTTTTGATGGTGTTGGAACTCCGACTCGCTCAATAATTGATCTGATAAATCCGGCGCTTCGGAACAACCCCGCTGCGATTTCTGTGATAGAGTCACCGGATAGGAATCGCTCAACTGCTTCTCGTATTTCTTCATTTGATGCTGCTTTTCCTCGATTCTGCTTTTTACGAATTTCTCGATACTCAACTTTATCTTCGAAATCATCAATTATCTTCTGTAGGCGGGTGGTATTGTACGATATATTCAGCATATCGCATGCTACCTTTTTTGAAATAGGCCGCTCCGCCCTCAAGAGGGTTATCACTTTCTGTATATTCGAGTCTGTTAAGTTCTCGTGATCCTTCTTTTTTAACCTTGCCATAAATTCTGTCCCAGTTATCTTCAAATACTTTACGTTCTACTTCTGCTTTTCTACGTCTACTACCCTTGCTCATGTGAAGCTCTCCTTAAATACTAAATAATGAGTATCGTAGTCCATTTGCTCAACTTTATACCCTTGTGTGTTATGTACAACATACCCAAACTGTGAGAAAAAGTCTTGGAGGCGGTCTCGTTCTTTTTGATCTTTTTCCCAACTACTCACTTGATGTGTCTCTAAGAGGATTGTGATATCATTCGCAGCTAGGGTTTCTGCTCCAGAATAAAAAATTTCATACTCACCTCCTTCTATATCACACTTAATTAATGATATATTTTTGCCCAGACAAAAAGCATCCAAAGTGGTAGAAGGAACACTAATAGAATTTCTTAAGTCGTGCCCCCAAGTTCCGTGAGTAGCTAGATCACTCATTATTGAATGCCCTCCCGAGTCATACCCATTGCTTATTAAAACACAAGGCTCTCCTGACTGGCTGAAAGCCATAGGGACTATTACTACATTATGTAGGTCTGCACAGTTAGACTTTAAACTATCAATATTATCTGGGTGAGGTTCGATACCATATACTCTTTGAAATTTTTTACTCATTATTTTGGTATATATACCGTGATTTGCTCCAATATCTAAAGCGCACCCATAAGACCTGGGTAGTGAGCGTAAGTATGTATCAATAAACTCTTCTTGTCTCATAAACTACCCTTGCTCGCGTGGGTCGTCTCCTATCATCATGCGGAGGTACCAGATTGCCTTCTGGACGTCCTGCTTTTTATTCTGCTTGTTCTTGCAGCGCCAGATATACTTAAATGCATTGAGGTGGCAGTATTCTTCGAAGCCTTCTTCTGAAGTAATCTGCTTCATTGCATCAATACATTCTACATCATCGCGCTTATAATGTGCAGGACTATTAACAGGATCGTGTACTACACGCGCAGGGCTTCTAAAACTTAGCCCTTTTCCATCTTCTGTTTTAGTCCAACCTTCTGATAAATTGCTCATTGTGCTGTAATCCTCTGTTCGTAGTCAGCAAGAGACTCATCCCACCAATCGGGAGTTGGTCTATGACTCCAACTGGCGAAAGTAGCCTTGTCGAGGTGATAATAATCACGGTAAGACTGAATTGGATCATCATAGTTTTTGAGTATCTCAGGCATCGCAAGTCCAAACGTGGTGAAGCCCACTCGTTCAAGATTGACTGGGTCGGGTAGTTTGTTAATGACTTGCCAGAAAGATTTATGCTCTTTGCCGTAGCGATATCTAAATTCCTCCGCGAGTGCATGAGCATAGCACCATGTCCACTCGTAATTGTCTAATGATGATCGTGTCCATATTGTGCAGGGATGATTATACATCATACCCAAATATGGTGTAAGTTTTCGCTCTTCTGGGGGTAGACCTTTTTCAGTCTTTTTATATTCGTTAAGTACTGCTGCCTCGTCTTTCTCAAGAGCTCGAGGTACAAATCCAAGTAGAGTATCTACCCAGATAGCAGTACACAGTAGTTGTGCGGCTTCGAGTATCATTTTGTTGACGTGTTTGTCAACGTGATATTCAGCACACTTGTCTAAGTCTTCGTCAAGATAAAATAAATTCATAGGGACAAAGCAAAAGATAAAACCCGCTTCTCAATTGGTGTACAACGAGAAACAAACTCACGAATTTCTTCGTCAGTTGGAGGGTTGTTAAGAGGTTTTGTCAGCTCTTCTAAAGCCTCTTTAGATACTGTAGGCTTTTCTTCGTGCTCGTACTTGGTTTCTTTCTGTTTTAGAAGATCAGAGTACTCTTTTTCTACCTGCCAGATTTCTATGCCAAGTAGATCGCAAAGCTGCTTGCGATATGGAACTCCGTCCCTTTTTTCTAAGCCAACCTTCTCTCGAAGAGCTGTCATGATGTTAGTGCAGGTACCGTTTGCTACATTATACTTTGTTTTCATGTGCCCTACGGTACCTGCGGTAAAGAATTGTGTAAGATTTTGTCGATCTTTTTCGTTGTCCCACGCAGTGTATTTTCCAACTAATTGATCTATATATCCTTTGACAAACAATTCATCATTAAGTACTTGAGTTGTCATGATTTTTATATCCTAGTTTGATTAATTTAAGAATATATTATACATAAAATCGAATAGGTTGTCAAGAATTATATTCACCTTACCTGCAAATGCATCAATTTCCTTCACGTAGTTTGTTTAAAATATACGCTGGATCCGTAAACATATAAGGATCCTTATCGTGGTTGTCTTCGCGACCCTCTTCGATGAACCAATCTTCGATTGTTCCATTGTCGACAACACAAGCATATCTCCATGAGCGTCGACCAAAGCCAAGATTATCTTTGTCAACAAGCATAGTCATTGCTTCAGTAAATTTACCACTGCCATCGGGAATTACTTGAATATGCTCCAGGTTATTTGCTTTTGCCCAAGCGTTACAGACAAATGCATCATTAACTGTCATACATACGATTCCAGTAATGTGCTCGTCATAGAACTCTTGTGCAAGTTGCTCAAAGCTGGGGAGTTGGTAGGTTGAGCAGGTTGGCGTGAAAGCGCCTGGCAGGGAGAACATAAGAATACGCTCACCTGCAAATAAGTCCCAAGTGTTTACATCCAACCACTCATACTGCTCTGTCATGTCATTGTAGATACGAGTATGAAAAGTAACCGAAGGTACCATCTCTGGCAACGATCTCCAGTAGCTTTTTTCTTCGTATTGGTGTCTATCGTTTTCTGTGCAATAAATTGCCATGTTTATACATTCTCCAATCGTGTCATTAATCTTTCTGCTCGTGCTCCTACTTGGTTATACCAAAGGGAGTCACGGCCCTCCGCAGCGGCTTCAGCCCATCTGCGGTGCAAAATATGATTGTTCATGTTCTGGAACTTGCTCAGCCGAGGTCTGCCAAGATTAAACATCATATTTACTAAAATTTCTTGAACTTCTGAAGGCAGCCCTTCCCAGTCTTGATAAAGCACACAGCACTCTTCTACAGCCGTCTGCAGATCTTGATCTAAGCACTCAATTACCCTCTCAACCGATACCGGCTCTCCTACAGGATAACCGTGCTCAGGATCCGACTCCAGCACAAGATGCCCTACCCCAAAAGTTTTATATCCAAGGTGGTCTAAATAAATTTCATAGACCGCTCCTTCATCAATTTTTAACTGTTCTATTACAGATTGCTTATTCATAATTTCTCCAAGATTGCGGGGCACGAAGACCCCGCGAAGATTTATGACTCTTTACTAAGATCTTTATACCCGATATAAACCCAGGAATCCTTTCTTTCGTCATACTTGTGCTGTAGCACAATGTTAGTTAGTCCGACGCGATAAGGCACAGGCTTTGATAAATCAATTCCCTTTACCCTAACTTCTTCTATTTTTTGATGTCGTCGACCCTGACCGTTTTCTTTTTTGTCCTCTGCGAAAATCACGTTAGAGAACAATACAGCCGTAAGGGCTGTCAGTACTGCTAGTGTTTTCATATATCTCCTATGAAATAGTAACCTTAACTGGTTGCAATTCCTTAGGGATTTCTTCATGCAAGTCTATGCATAGCAGGCCACGTTCCATGTAAGCACGATCAATTTCAATGTGCTCACTTACTCCGAACGTCCGTGTGAAACACTTACCGCTTAGTCCTTTGTAGATGTAAGACTCATCATCAGGAAGTTCCTGCTTCGTCTTACCCTCTACCTTCAGAACTCCTTTGTGTAGGCTGATCTCGATATCATCTTTGTTCCAGTTTGGAACTGCTAACTCAATTCGAAAACCGTGGTCTCCTACTCTGAGTACGTTAAATCGAGGATATCCGCCGTCAAGAGTTCCGGCAAATACGTTGGTGTCCATAAATCGGTCAAAACCTAACAGATACTTCTGTAGGTCAGCCATAGCTAGTTTAGTGCTGGTCATAAAGTTCTCCTTTTATGAATTGCGTCCTTTCGGTACGCTGGGGCTCTTTCGATGCCTCCGGTTATAAAAATGAGCTACTTTAGGCGTAGCCCGGGCCTAGTATTCTTCATCGTCTACTTCTAACACGCCCTTGTCAATAAGATATTGCACAGTATTTTCGATACCCTCCTGCCTGCCTAGATGAAAAGCAGTACCGGCGGCTCCAGCCATGCAGATCGCAAAAACAACAAGTGCTGTATGGTAGTCAATCATAAAAATTCCTTTTATAGCTTTTAAATATTTTCGTATATTATACTAAAAAATACACGCTTTTGTCAAGAAGTATTTTTCTATGGACCTGTTTGAAAATAACGCTTGACTTTCGATGCCACTTCGACTATAATATACAACATGAGAGATTACCAGAAACGACCGTGGACACAAGCCGAGCGTAACCTGCTAAGGTTACACTATTATTTTAAAACAGAAGAAGAGCTGTTGGAAATGTTTCCAGATCGTTCTATTAATAGTATTCGCAAACAAGTTGCCTACCTCAAGAAACGAGGTTGGTGTTTTATCAGACAAGGAGCATTTTAGTGGC